TTAGACCCAGTTGTAGTTGAAGCTCACGGAGATTCGGTCTTCCGCCGACCGGTTGACGGGCACGTCGTGCCGCAACCAGCTCTCCCAAAGCAGCAGGGTGCCGGGTTGGGGCGCGACGGACACGAAGGCTTGATTGTCCTGTCCCGCTTTGGCCTTGCGCGGCGGAGCAGCCATCATCATGGCGTGGCGCGGGTCTTCGAGCCGCAGCGCGCTCGCGCCCTTGGGGATCGACACGTAGAAGGTGCCCGAAATCACGCTATGCGGGTGGATATGCGCGGCGTGGAAGCCGCCTTCCGGCAGCACGTTCGCCCAGAACGAATCCATCTCGAGCTTGCCGCCGCCAAGGTCGAATTCGAGGATCTTCGAAAATGCGACCACATGGCGGTCGATCGCCTTCGCCAGAGTCTTGAATGCCGGGAAACGCCAGGGCAGGTCGTTAAGCGAGGCGTAGGAAGTATAGCCCGGATAGCCGTGCTTCCAGCACCATTTCCGGCCGGCTTCGTCGTCGATCGCGAGAATTTCGCAGGCGGACCGGATTTCCTCGATCAGGTCGGTCTCGGCCATCTCGGCGCGATAGAGTCGGGTCGGGAACAGGGAAAGAATTTCGCTCATGAAGCGCCTCTTACACCCTGATGCGAGGCCGCTCAATGCGTGAACTCAAGCCTCGATGAGCGAGGCCCAGGCTTCCTGCTCGGCGGTTTCGACGGCGCCCGCCCGCGCCGCGCGAACCTGTGCGAGCGCATCGACAGGGGCAAGACCGCGTTCCACCAGCAGCCGCATCGCGATCATGCCGGAGCGTCCCTTGCCGCCAAGGCAGTGGAGCAGCAGCCCTTCGCCGCGGTCGAGCACTCCGTGCAGTTCCGTCGCCAGCATCGGCCAATGCGTGTCTCCGGCTTCCGGGGCGCCGAAATCGCGGATCGGGAACCAGATGTGGCGAATGCCAAGCGAGGTCAGGTGATCGCCAAGAGCGCTGGCGCCGTAAGCGGCGGCTTCCTCGCGCTCGGTCAGGGATAGAACCAGAGCCGGCCTCCAGCCGGTGATCGCCTCGACATCGCCGGCGAGATCGCCTGCACGGCCCGGCAGCCGGCAAAGGGCGAGGCGGCCGCCGGTAGTATGGTCGATGGTGCAGATGCGGAACGGTTCGATCATGGGGCCGACCCTAACCGGGTTCGCGCTCGCATTTCCAGTCAGAGCGGCTCGATCCGCAGTCGTGCTGTGCCCCGACCGACAAAACCGAGCGCCTGCGCAGCACCGAGCGAGACGTCGATTGTCCGGTGGCGCACGAACGGGCCGCGATCATTGATGCGGACGACAACCGCGCGGCCATTGTGCAGGTTGGTGAGGCGGAGGCGGGTGCCGAACGGCAGCGAGCGGTGCGCCGCGGTCAGGCCCGAAGGGTTGAAGCGTTCGCCGGATGCTGTCTTGCGGCCTGCGAGTTCGCGGCCGTAATAGCTGGCATTGCCGACGTTCTGCGCCGACGCGGGGATAATGAGAGCGGCGGTGAAAGCCGCGCCGATGATCAGCCGCATGAGGGCTCCTTTCCGTGGGGCCGGCGTTTCCGGCCTTGAAGGGGGTGGCCTTCTGGCGAACGAATGGGGCGACGATGTGGCGCGGAAAAGAATGGAGGCCCAGGAGCTGTGCGCCCCTTGCTTCTTGGCGCGGTTTTCGCAAAACAGAAACGCGCTTCGCAAGAAGGGCCTGTAGCTCAATGGTTAGAGCCGGCCGCTCATAACGGCAACCGTTGCCCGAACGTTCGAGATCTTTTCCGATTTTCTTTCCATTTCAGTCGGATCGCTTTCGTTTGTTTTCGGGGAAACCGCCCTCAATCTGCCCTCACCGGACATTTGCCGCCGCGCGACCGGCGTCGGGGTGATGGTGGCCATAATGCTTCTCGATCATGGCTTCGCTCGTGCCGAGCGCTCCGGCCGTGTCCCACGTCGAGATCCCGCCCTGGAGCATATGCGTCGCGCGGGAGTGGCGAAGGGTGTAGGAGCTGATCTTCCTTCCTTCGAAACCCGCCCGGCTGATGACGCCGGTAAGGCCTGTCTTGATCGACTTCACCGGGCGGCCTTCATGTTCAACGACATAGGATGCGACGCACGGCTTATCCCGCCAGCGCCGCAGGTGGGCAAGGATGCGATCGCCAAGGCGGCACGGCGGCTGGCGCTTCGTCGTGGCGCGCTTGCCGATAGGGCGCCGGTAGAACACGCCGGCATCGAGATCGACAAACGAGCGCCCCGCCGAGGCGTGAAACGAGGCGTTCAGAGCATCGCCGGGTCGGGAGCCGGTGTAGTAGGCGAACAGGATGGCGCGGGCGATATGCTGCGTCGGGCGGCGTGCCCCCGGTGACAGAGCGCCGGCGCGATACTGAGAGGGCACCGGCATCGCCGACCGGAAGGACCACGCCGCCCACACCAGCCGTGCAATCTCGGATCTGGTCAGCCATTCCTCGCGGCGCTCGCCGGCAGGGGGAAGCCATACCGCGACCAACTCGCGATGGAAGCCTTCCTTGCGGTGATGACCGATCGCGGCCGAAAGGTCTTGCAGATCGCGCCGCGCTCCGCCGTCCGACCCGCGATGGTTGCGATAGGCCCGGCAGAGCGCGCCGGTGATCTCGGAAAGCATTCTGGTTCCGAAAAACGCGAGAAGGCGCTCGGCCCGCCCTGCCGCCCTGGCGCGCTGCTCCTCAAGCGGATTGTTCGCAACGATGTCGGTCAGGTAAATCGAAATCACGTCTGCAACCGGGATTTGATCGAGATCACGCTTGCTTCGTTCCGGGGTGTGCTTTTGGGCGATATAGGCCGCGAGCCTGATCTCAGCTTGCGAGCGATCGCCAGCGCGGCATCCTGTGGCGATACGGGCGGCGCCGTCGCGGATGATCCACACGGCGCGATCTCCTTTGCCCTTGAGGTAGAGGCGGGCACCCTTGCTTCGACGCGGCATCGCTCAAGCATCCTTTCAATCGCGGATAGCGTCGTGAAATCCTTGTTGGCGATCCGCGTGATCTCAAGCCTGCCCTTGGCGGCTTCTTTCCGCAAGCCGCTCTCCGTCATGCCGCCCCCGGGGAACGCGAGGCGCGCGGCATCGGCCAGCCGAAGCGGGCTGTCGCGCGTGATCTCGTCGAGGTTCAGGGGCGGGCGGGCCATCAAATCCCCCCTGCTCTTTCGATCGCGATGCGCCTCACGCGGCGCCAGAGACGGACGATGGCGGGCCAGCACTTTCCGGCCCGCAGCGCCTTGCGGTAGGCGCGGCGATAGATCGCCCGATCGGCGCGCGGCACGAGGCGCCAATGGTCGCCGCAAATCCACTCCGGGGCGTCGGTGAAGTAAGTTGCGCCGGGCGTGGCTCTCTTCGTCCGCCGGCAGAACGGGACGACGCAGGGGATGCGGCTAGTTGAGCAGGTCAAGGCCGAGCACCTTTCTCATTTCCGGCGATAGATGCTTCGCGGCGTCTTGGCCGGATTGGCTACGAGCCCACTCGTCGCTTTCCTCGCGCGTCGCATCAAATTCGCCGGACGCTACTCGGTCAGCAAATGCCCGAAATCCTGCCGCCATCAGTTCGGAATAAAGCTGAGTTACCGGACAGAGGTAGGTTTCCGCGTAGTCGTCGAATTCGCCGGTTTCGGCCCGCTTCGCGAACGCTTCATACTTCGCGGCATTGTGGGGCGATGCAATCGCGGCAACCTTTCGTAATTCGGCCGCCAGCCTATCTCTCGTTCGCATCACGCATCACCCGCAAGTTCAGCCTTGGCGCGGCAGAAGGCAGCGCATCGGGCGAGCGCTTCGGTGGCGGCAACAGCGCGCGGCCCACCATATCCACCGTCAGGAAATATTGACGCCTTGGCAAAGCCGCCGTCTGGCGCGCGCTGGCTAGCTATGCCATACCCTGGCAACTCCTGCTCGATCAGCGTCGTGATGGCGTCGATGGAGGTGGTCCATACAGGTATGCCCCATTCTTGACGGAAGAAACTATGGGCTATCCACGCTGTCGCGTAATCGTGTTTCGCTTCGTGGCGATCGAACGAATAGCGCGCCATCGTCCCCGATTCCGGGCGAAATCGGACCATGAAAGCTATCGCCTCATCAATCTCCCGATCCGGCCCCGTCGCCTTCTCGCAGCGCTCGGCGAGCGCCAGCCAATGTTCGCGCGTTGTCATGTCTGCTCTCCCTTCGGCTTGTGGTGGTCGGGTTCGGTGCGGGTCATCGCGGCCTCCGGCATCCCGTTGTGCTCGATGCCGTCGAGAAGGCGACCGGAGCGGGGAAGAAGGCGACCAGTTTCCGGGCATCGACCGCGCTGATCATTGTGCAGGCGGTTATGATCGCCCCGCGTCATCAAGCGAAGGTTGCAGAGCCGATTGTCGGTCTTGTCATCGTTGATGTGGTGTAGGACATAGCCCTTCGGCGGGCGCGGGTTCCCGGCTGAGACCCAAACCAGAAGATGCTCATAAGTCCAGCCATTGGGGTCTGCCAGCGGATGGTCTTTCCCGACGCGAACCTTCACGTGGCCGGTGCTGCCGGGTCGGCTACCCGGCTTCCAGCTATAGTGCCGAGATGACTTTGCGTGATTTCCGTGCTTACCGCGCATTTGGAAACTCCCGGATCACGAGATCATCGGGGATCGGAGGCATTGCCGATTTCCGAACTCCCGACATCTGTTTCATGAAAAACGGCACGCCAGCGGTGGCGCATTGATCGCGCAGGGACCTCGCCCAATCCGGGTGCATCGGCCTCGCGTTCGGCCCGCTCTCGCCTCCGACGACAACCCAATCGAGGCCGGGGCTGCTATAGCCGGATGGCCAATGGTCAAATGGACCAAGGGCCGGCCACTTCATCGGTGGATCGTATTCGTGCAGACCAAACGGTGCCTCGAATCCATCCTGTTTCGGGCGATAGCTCCTAACATAGGCCGCATAGTCAATTTCCATGAGGTTGAGCGGCCCGAGCAGCGGTTCTGCGCTGATCCAGCGCACGGCGGCGGGCGTTTCCAGCAGATCAGGGATGCGCTCGTCGGCGCGCTGCTGGTCCTCGACCGAGACGCCAAGCCAGACGTTGGGAAGTGGAAAAGCGCGCAACAGGGGATGATCGTCTGGCTGATCGTCCATGAGCGGGTAGTTGTCATCGGTGATGATGTGCTTTGGAAACAGTCGCAGGATTCCCCACATACGCAGAAACTCCCGCGCAATGATCCATGAGCGGCAAGGGTTGGCCAGATACTCCCGCATCCGTTTCGAGCGCTTGGTGAGAACCTGAAACGTGTGGTGCGGCGTGAGCGCCATCACGGCGAACACGCGATCAATCCATTCATCCGGGACGTTCTCATGGAACAGGTCCGACATGGAGTTGACGAACCACATGGCAGGCTTCCGGACCCGCAGCGGCTCGGTCAGTTTGTGTTCCGCGATGCCGATCCTGCCGGTCCAGACCGGGCCGGATTTCGAGGGTTTTGTCAGCCCCTGATAGTGCGCGAGGCCGGGGTTCATCCGCTCGATGCGCGCGGCCTGCCGCATCGCATAGCAGTGCGTGCAGCCCGGCGATTCCAGCGAGCACCCGGCGAGGAAGTTCCAGACGCGATCGGTCCATTCGATTGAGGTCTCGGCCATCAGGCTAGCCCTCCCACGCTGCCAGATCCGGATTGCAGAGCGGCTAACACTTCGGCCATGTTGATGCAGATGTCGGTGGCGAGCAGCGCCATCAACTCAGGCTCTTCCCCGTCGCGTGTGAGGATGATGCAGCGCTTGCCTTGGCCGCAGAACCAGCCGGCTTCGAGATGTGCAGACCGGCCGCATGGCAGGACCAAAAGGCAGGTATCGGCCCATTGCATGCCGCGAAGATCGGAAACGTAGCCCCGCGCCGCGATCGGGTGCGTCGTCAGGAGTTCGCGATAACGCTCGGCAGACCATCCCTGCCAATCCGGGTCGATCTCCGCCCATGCGAAACCTGGCACCCCGTTTGGCGGATTGCGGAAGTCGTAAACCTCGTGTCCGTGGTGCCGAAGGCTTTCGACGATCTCCGGTTGCGCCAGATTGCGCCAGGACGATGCAACATAAATTCTAGCCATCTTCACTCTCCATCCGGCGCTGTGGCCGATTTGATTGCCGCGACAATGCGGCTGTAGTCCTCGGTGCAGGCAAAGAGCCGCTTGCCGTCCTTCCAGACCGGGGCGCCGGGAAGAACCGTCATCGCCTCGGCGTTGTCGTTTGACCGGATCACGGTGCCGGGAGCGACGGGGATGATTTCGAGGAAGGTCATGAGGCGCCTCCCAGCCAATCCAGATCCCGTTCGCGCCATTTTTTCAGCCAAACCTTCGCGTGAGACGCAATCCGGTCGGTTGGCTTGGCTGGATAGTCTGGCGCATAGAGATGCAGAAATTCGGGGTCGGCGATTGCGATCTGAACGGATGACAGAAAGACCTGCCGGATGGCGATTGTTCCGTTTGCGATGTCCCGCTTCAGGCTGGGGCAATAGCACGTCGAGATAGCAGCGCACTCGCGATGGAGCAGTGGCTCAACCTGAAGGATGTCCCCCGGTGTAAACGCATTCATGCGCGGTCGGGCATGAGACAGCGATACCCGCGTAGACGCCTTTAGCGGCTTCCCGCAAAGGTCGCACCGGCCTTCAATCACCGCGCTCCGCTGCCTTATCCAATGCGGGCGCGCGAACATCGGCTTCCCGACACCGATAGCCTCGGGTTGGCAAAGCGCGGGGATTTTCGCCGCTGGGCAGTCCGCAATGAATGTACCGCTCTCTCCGGACCACGAGACCGTCCAAGGAACGCTGGTGGCGCCAAATTTCAAGTGAGCGCGTGTCATCCCCGCTCCTTTCTCGCCTCGTCGCGGGCGCGGTTGAGTTCGATCAGCGTCACGCGGGCGGCGGGGTTGCCATATTCGATCAGAAGCGCGGCGATGCAGTTGGCGATGGCGAGGCTCGGCGCCTTCCATGCCGCGTCGATGGCCTCGATGGCATCGTTGCCGCGCGTGGCGAGGCCCGGCGCGAGGCGGCCGGCGGCGTCGATGCCGAGCGTGCCGGTGAACAGGCCGGGCGCGTTGGCGCCGGGCATGTCGACCGAGATCATGAACTCGGGCCTCAGCACTGGAACCGCCGGGCCGTGTCGCAGCCAAGTTCGATCAGGCCGGCGTCGGTGAGGTCGGTTGCGCCGGGCGTGGTCATCGGCTGGCCCGCTGCCGGTCGATGCGCGCGCATTCGGCCGGCGTGAGCGCCATGCCCTGCTCTTCCAGCGCCAGCAGCTCGTACGCGGAAAAACCGGCCTCCGTGGCGGTGCGGTCGGGCTCCTGCTCGCCGGGATCGAAAGCGAGGGCAATGACCTGCTGGAATACGGCGAAGGTCTCGCCAGGGTATTTCAGCGAAAGCCGCATCGCCTCGGCCTCGGCTGCGGCGCGCGTGGGGTGCTCGAATGCCGGCGGGTTGTTCCGCCAGGCGATGCGCCCGGTGCGCTTGCCGCGGCGGAACACGAAGAACCCGCCGCCGATCTTCTCGCCCTCGCGTTGCCGGACCTTAGCCATCGATGCGGCGCTCCTCGATGCGGGTGAGGCGCGGACCGCGCCGGAACGAATAGCGCGCGATGCAGCCGGCCATGGGCCAGATGAGCAGGCAGACGCTGCCATAGGCCAGCGCGGCGCCGATGATGGCAAACCAGAGTTCGCGGTCGGTGATATTGTCAGGCATTGATTGATCCTCTCCCGATCCTGAATGGTGATGAGACGGATTTGAGATACGGACGCTCGCCAAGGACGGCCCGTGGCTTGCGCCACGAAAATCGTCCCTGCCGCTCCCGGATATCTTCAGCACGAAAATTCGATGCCATCCGGTTGATGGCCTGAAACACGCCAAGCCGCTTCGCAAGATCGCGCTCGAACCGATGCGCCATGTAGAAATCGTAAATCTCGGCGCCGCGCATCATCCGGCGATTGTTGAACGTCTTCCGGCACTCGCGAGAACAGAAGGCATGGTCGCACTTGTAGCGATTAAGCGCCGTCCCACATTCTTGGCAGCATGGGGCTAGACGCATGTTCATGACGACGCCTCGCAAAGCATCGCGTCGAGAACAGCGCCAGCAGCACCTTGCGCCTCCCCCTTGTCGTCACGTGATACCGCTCCGGCGAGTTCCGCGATGCTCGCGCCATGCTGCAAGGCGATGCTGATCAGCGTTGCGATATCGCGCCCGGCGATGTCGAGTGGTGCGGTCGCCTTGTTCGATGAAATGAAGACTTCCTTGATTTCGCCGCTGGCATTCTCCCCCATCATCACCGAATAGATGACGACACCGCCAAGATCGCCGGGATGAGGAACTTCGATCGTGTTGCCGGGGCGACGATTGTTCAGCCGCTCGCGCGTCATGGGTTGCCCCCGTCTGTCCATATCGTTCCATCAGTGAGGCGATAGGTGATCGATCCGGCAACTTCATCGCCGTCAATCGGCTCTCCATTCACCAGTGCAGGCATGTAGAGATGCGACCCGCACGTGGCATCCTGATCGGCGGCGCCTTTGATCTCCATGTCGAAGCGCGTGCAGTGCAGCTCAGATGGTGCGATGTCTCCGGCAAGGCACGTCCTGCAATTTCGAAGTGCGGGCGCGTTGCCGTGACAGATTTCGCGCTCGGGGCAAAACCGGCACTGAAACCAGTCAGGATCATCACTGATGCGCGGCGGGGCATGTTGAGATTTGGCGATCCGCTCGGCGCGAGCCTCGATCTGCGCCGCAGCAACGGGGTCATATTCGACGCGCTCAATCTCGATTTCCCGCGTATCCTGGTTCTCGACCAGAAACAGCGCGCGGGTCAGGCTTAGCCCGTTCATGTAACACTGCATCTGCGCCCAGTATTTCGGATCGCTGTCCTTCACGCCCTTCCGGCGCCAAGCCCTGTAACGGCTTTCCTTCATGGTCTTGATCTCAAGAAGGTGCGGTGTTTTCGGCGCCTCTGGCACGTTTTCGGCAATGCCATCGCACGATCCGGTCAAGAACTTGCCTGCAAGAACGACGCGGAATTGGTCCCCCGTCTGCGGATCGCGGTCGTGAACCGTTATGCCGGCAGCGCGCAGAAACTCGATCAGCCTGGCTTCGCGAGAATGGCCATTGTCGAAGATGCGCAGCACGCGTCCTTCATGCTTTTCCGTAGCGCCAGCCCATCTGAACGCATACCAGAGCCGGCGGTCGCACGACTCTCCGATGCCAGAACATCGCAACGTTGTGCTGCGCTCGCGCGTCTCGGATAGCATGGCCTCGCACGCCAGATCGATGGCGCGCGAGGTCTGCGATTGTGTGGCGGGAATGATCGCCATTGTCAGGCCCTCGCTCCCCACGGTGGGGGCTTCCGATTGCCAGCCGGTGCAGCGGTGTTCTGGCGAGCCGGAGCGGCTTGCCGATGTTGCGGAGCCGGGGCCGGATCAGCACCGTCGTTCGGATCGATGTAGCGCGAAACCTCGTTGCGGTCGCCGTAGGTTTCGTCGCGCTTGATCTTCACGCGCACGCGGATCGGGATGCCGTGGAATTCCTGACTGTCGCCGGGAATGGCGGCGAACCCGCACGCCCGAGCGAGATCGGAAAGCTGGCGCTGACCGATCTCCTGCGCTTGCGGGCTGGCGTTCTCGATATTGATCTGATCGAAGATGCGCCGATTGTTGAACTCTGCCCCGGTGACGGCGAGCTGAAGTTTCAGCATCTTGCCGGTGCCGGATTTCGTCGGGACGACATCGCTGTCCACGATCTCCATATCGTAGGTTCCGGCCGGGATCGGCGAGAAGTCCGGCGAGCCCTCAACCAGAGCGGAACCGGATGCACTTCCAAGATTTGCCATGACGATTTCCTTTTGTTTGATCAGGCAGCTTTGTTCGTCGCGGCTTGCGTCGCGGCGGGGAAGAACTTGGCGAGTTCGGCGTAGCCCTGACCGGGTCGGTAAACGATCTTCGCCGGCATTCCGTAGCGGTTCTTCGCCACGAACGCGGGCCGGCCTTCGGTGTAGATGAACCGCTGGTGCCCGCCCTCGGCATGAGCGCGCTTCTTGTTGAAGCCCTGATCTTCTTCCTTGACAGAAGCCTCGTATTTCAGAAGCAGGATGGCGTCGACTTCGTCCTCGACCAGTTTCCGGCCGGACTTGTGGAGCCTGACCTGATACTGCGAATAGGATACGCTCGTCGGATCGTCGAACCGCTCGACATCGGAATGAGCGATCAGGACGATGTTCATCGACCGGTCACGACGAAGCGCGGCGAGGCCGTCGAGCAGCTCGCGCCAGCGATATTCGGTCGCGACATAGCCCTTGCCGTATCCTGGCGCTTCGATCGATTGCCAGTTGTTATCCCGGCACACCGCGTCCCATAGCAGGGGTTGCATCTTGTCGAGGCTGTCGATCACGAGCGTCTGAAACTGGTGATCCTCCTCGTAGATCAGGGAGATCGTTTCCATGATCTCGTCGAAGGTCTGCGGCTGCGATCCGACAAGATCGAGACCGGCGGGCGTTCCGTCTTCGACCTGAATGAAGAACGGTGCCGGAAACTCGCTCGCGAGCGTCGTCTTGCCCATGCCCGGCGGTCCGTAAATCAGGACGCGAGGGGGCATTTCCGCCCGAAGCGAGCGGATCTTGTCTGCAAGGGTTGTCATCGTCTTTGCTCTCTCTTTGCCGGTGCTCTCTCCGTTCAGGGTCCGGGCGGGTGGACCGGGGAGAGCGGGCCGGCATTACCGCGCGAACGCGGCATCCACCCGCCACGGGAAGCTAACTCGGAGCGGCCTCCACGCTCTCGGCAGAGAGGAGGGAGGAAAACCCTGCCGAGAGCGCTTTGGGCCGCCTACCCCCAGGCGCAGTGGCAGGGGGAGCATGGGGAAAGATCGATACGCGGCAGAGGCCGGACTTGACGTGCTCCGTCCGGAAGGCGGTCACGCTCATCATGTGCTTGTCGTCACCGATCAGCTTCAGCCGGACCAGAAGATCGACTGTTGCCTTGATCCGGTTGTCAGCGTCGCCGGCGCCCTTGAGCGGCAACATGATCATGGCTTCATACGGACCGATGATCGCCTGCCCGGACAGGTCAGAGCCTTCGATGATGCGAGAAGCCACACCGATCCAGTCGTGATATTCCGGCGACTTGACGATGCGCCCGCGAAACACACGCCACAGGCGGTTCGTTGACGGCGGCAGTGGAAGCGTGATGCTCAACATCATCGTCCCTCCGGCGTGATACTCTGGCGCGCGGCAACCAGCACGCGGATCGCTGCGTCGATATCGCTGGCAAGCGGACCCCATTCTCTCGAACAGATCTCGCCATCGGCCAGCGCTGCGACGGCCTTCGAAAGGACATTCCCGCTCTCGCCAGCGAAGCGCGACACGAGATCGGAAATGTCACCATCGACAGGATTGGATGGAATGAACGTTCCGCCCGCGAGGATCGCCAGATATTCAGCGACACATGGCGAGCCTGAAACCATCGTCAGACGTGCCGCATCATCGAGCGTCAGCGAACCTTCGTCGCGAAGCTGGTAGACACGGGCTGGTCCAAGACCAAGGATGAAGGCGACTTGTTCAGCGCCACCGGCATCGCTGTAGAGGTGCGCCAGAACGGCCTTTGTCGTTCCATCCGGAACACGCTTGTGCGGCTTGTAGCTCGGGCGCGTCATTGGAAATCCGCCCCGGCTTTATGATTGATGTCACCGCTCACATGCTGACACGTCGGCCCATGAATAACCGGAGGCTGATCGACATGCGCGGCGACCAAAATTTCGTAAGACAATCCGTCGATCTGCCGGCTCGAAGCCGCCTCAATCAAGCGAGGCCAGTAGCCAACCGGGATGCGGCCACGATGGCGCATCACCGTGGCATGGCTTTCACGCTTCAAGCCAAGATCGCGCGCCAGTTCGGCGGCGCTCGGCCAAAGATCGAAAATGTCTGAAACGCCCATCATGGTTGAATTACTACCTTATGTAGCAACACAGGTCAATACCCTTTGTAGCAATTTAGTCGCTACGACTGACTGCATGAAAACACCTGGTGAAAGATTGGCATTTGCGCGCGAGAGCGCTGGGTTCTCCTCCGCCAGAGAGGCGGCTATCGCCCTTGGTGTGTCGATCTCAACTTATAATGCCCATGAGCGCGCTGGTCAGCCCGGCGCGCGGACATTCAAGATCGATAGCGCGCGCCGATACGGGAAGCGATTCGGTGTGTCCGCCGCATGGCTACTAACTGGCGAAGGAAAAGCTGAGCCGCAAGCTTCAGCACCCCCAATTGAACCTATGTCTGTTGATGTTGTGTCAGTTCGAGGTGTTGCTCAGGCGGGCGTATGGCAGGAATTCGAAGATTTTGATGGCGGCAATTTGGAGCCAGTTCCTACGGTTCCCGGGCGGTGGCGATCATTCGAACAATTTGCTTACAAGATCGCAGGGACCTCAATGGACCGCGCCGGAATGAGGTCAGGCGACTATGTGATCTGCGTGCCATACGGTAGCGCGAGATCGCATAGAGCTAATGGAGACTACGTAGTTGTTGAACGTCGGAGAGGTCCTGCGATTGAGCGAACGGTTAAGAGATTAAAGCTTGTCAACAATGGATTTGAGTTGTGGCCAGAGTCTACTGACGCGAGATTTCAGGAGCCGATATTCGTGAAGAGTAATGGAGACGAAACAGAGGATGATGGAACTTCAATCGAAATAGTTGGTCTTGTTATTGGGAGGTGGGCGCCGTTATGAGAAATTTTTTTGCAATATCTGTTCTACTAGCATCATCTGCGCCAGCACTCTCGTGGTCTCAGTTCGAGGAAAAAGACGCGATCACCGATGTTGTCACAATCGCAATTAGCAGAATGGCTGAATCGACCATATTGAGGCCACAACGACGCCCTGAATTGAAAACACCGTCGGCCAGGCTGGCCATAAGGTGTCAAGGCGGAAAGCCAGCGATTATCTATTACGTCCAGAACTGGCTTGTTGCGGGCAGAACGAGGAATGTCGTTCAATATCGCTTTGATGCAGGAAAGCCCGTCTCAAGCACAGCTTGGTCATCAACTGATGACAGCTCTGGAATCGGCCTTTGGTCATCAGGTTCCGTGAAATCGTTCCTTACCGCATCGAAGGGTAAGAAAAAACTTATATTCAGAACATCGACTTCGGTGTTTGGCGAAACGGAAGCTATTTTTGACGTTTCAGACCTACAGGATTATGTCGGCGTCGTGCTCGCCGCTTGCAAGCTCAAAATCTGATTGCGTATCGCGGCGAAGCTAGATTGCTACAAAACGTAGAATTTGTATTGACTGATGTTGCTACATAATGTAGCCATTCCTCCATCGCACCGCCACCGATGGAGAGCACCCAATGGCGAACTTCCACAATCTTTCCAGCCAGCAGATCGCCGATGACCTCGGCACGCTTGACCTTCAGCACAAGGCTATGGGCGAGCGCATCAGCGCGATGAAGGACGAGCTGAAGGCCCGCGCCGTCGAGCGCGTGGAGGGCAGCAAGTTCACGGTCACGATCTCGACCGGCCAGCGCGTCACCTATGACGACAAGGCCATTCGAGCCGCGCTTGGCGATGAAATCGTCAAGTCATACGAGCGCGTGAGCGAGACGACGACCGTTCGGATCAAGCCGACCGTCGTTTTCGGCGGGGAGGCCGCGTAACATGACTCGCGCGAAGAAAACAAATTCAGCCGATCCCATCGTCATTGCCTACAAAGGTTTCGACCGAAACCTGCAATGCCGGGGCTATCAGTTCGAGATCGGTAAGAGCTACCAGCATGATGGGCCGGTCAAATCGTGCGAAAGCGGATTTCATGCCTGCAAGCATCCGCTATCCGTATTTGAATTCTACGCCCCAGGGCAGTCGCGCTACGCGGAAGTGAAGCTTTCCGGCGCGATTTGCGATCAAGCAAGTGGCGACACCAAGATCGCGGGAGCCAAAATCAGCATTGAGGTCGAGCTTTCGATCAGCGATCTGGTCAAGCGCGCGTGGAATTATGTTTGGTCACACTGCACGATTGAGGGTGAAGTCGCGACAGGCTACCATGGCGCGGCATCCTCGACGGGCTACCATGGCGCGGCATCCTCGACGGGCACCCGTGGCGCGGCCTCCTCGACGGGCACCCATGGCGCGGCATCCTCGACGGGCACCCGTGGCGCGGCATCCTCGACGGGCTACCAAGGCGCGGCCTCCTCGACGGGCACCCATGGCGCGGCATCCTCGACGGGCTACCAAGGCGCGGCCTCCTCGACGGGCAAAGACGCAACCGCAATGGCCTGCGGGTATGAGGGGCGCGTTTCCGGCACTGATGGATGCGCGATGTTTCTTGTCGAGCGAGACGATGATTACTGCATCGTAAACGTTTGGGCCGGCATCGCAGGACGTGACGGGATCAAGCCAAACACCTTCTACATGCTCAAGGGTGGGGTTCCGGTTGAGGTGGCGCCATGAGCGCCCTTCGCTTCGCCATCAACCTCGGGGCTCTCATATCCCTTTTTCTCGTCGCAGCTTTTGCCGCAACGGTGCTGTCATGACCGTCCTTCGCCCCTATCAGCGTGAAGCGATTGACGCGGTTCATGCCTATTGGGATCAAGGTGGCGGAAACCCCTTGATCGAACTGGCGACCGGCACCGGCAAGAGCGTTGTCCACGGTCAGTTGATCCGCGAGATCGCCGAGCCAAATCCTAGCGTCAACGTCCTTTGCCTGACGCACGTCCGCGAGTTGGTTCAGCAGAACGTTCAAGCCGCGCTTCGCGTCTGGCCTGAATGCCCGGTTGGCATCAATGCGGCCTCGCTCGGCCGGCGCGACAGGCGCGCGCGCGTTCTGTTCGCTGCGATCCAGTCCGTGCATCGCGAAGATGCTTTCTCGCTCGGCAAGCGTCACCTGATCCTCGTCGATGAGGCACATCTCATCCCGCGAGACGGCGCCGGAATGTATCGCAAGCTGATCGAGCGGATGCGGGAAGCCGAGCCGGATCTTCGCGTCGTCGGCCTGACCGCGACACCATTCCGGATGGACAGCGGACGCCTCGACGATGGCGACGAACGGCTGTTCGACGACACGGTTTATACCTATGGGATCGCCGATGGCGTGCGGGATGGTTATCTCTCCGCACTGGTCTCCCGTGCCGGGGCGGCAGAGATCGACGTCTCCAATGTGCAGCGGCGCGGCGGTGAATTCGTTGCCGGTGCGCTTGAGGCAGCGGCCCGGCCTATCGTGCGCGATGCATGTCTCGACATGGTTTCCCGCTTGCGTGACCGCCGATCATGGCTGGTGTTCTGTGCTGGCGTCCAGCACGCGCAAGAGGTCCAGAACGAGCTTCACGCGCTGGGCATCGCGTCGGCCTGCGTTACAGGTGACACGCCTGCGAATGAGCGCGCTGCGATTATCCGGGACTTCAAGGCCGGTCGTATCCGGGCGCTGACAAATGCGAATGTTCTGACAACCGGGTTCGATGCGCCCGCGACAGATGCAATCGCTATGCTCAGGCCGACGCTATCGACCGGGCTCTATATCCAGATGCTCGGGCGTGGCACCAGGCTTGCCGAAGGCAAGACAAATTGTCTCGTCCTAGACTACGCGGGCAACGTTCGACGGCATGGCCCGGTCGATGCGATCGAGGTTCGGGGTGCGCGGGGCAGGGGCGAGTCGAGCGAGAAAACTACCATCGACAGCGTGCGTGCCAAGGTCTGTCCGCAATGTCAGTCGATGCACGCCTTGCAAGCCGTGGAATGCGCGGATTGCGGGTTTGAATTCCCGAAACCGGAAATCAAGCACCAGCGCGAGCCGGACCGTGAAGCGGCGGTCATGGTTCGCGAGGTCGAAGCCGAATGGATCAAGGTCACGGCGATCGAAGCCCATGTCCACGGCGCTAGGGTCGAAGGCAAACAGGATACGCTTCGCGTCGAATATTGGAATGGCATCTCGTGCCACCGCGAATGGGTTTGTCTTGATCACCCCGTCGGCTTTGCCCGTGCCAAGGCTGAAGCGTGGTGGAAATGCATGACGCGGCAGACCAGTGCTGACGGAGTCAGCGTTGCAAGCGCGGCAGAGGAAATCCGCGAAGGCGAGGCGATGGTCGATTGCGTCGCGATCAGGGTGAAGCGCGACGGGCAGTATTGGCGCGTTGCCGAGCGCAAGCGCGCGGATGGAACCATCGTCGATGACAAGTTCCGAATTCATCGCCACGTCGAGGACGAAAGGAATGCGGCATGAGCGCACATCTTGAAGCCTATCGCGCGCTTTGCGCCTCGAAGCGGATAGAGGCACCGAAACGCGGCATCCTGCGAACGCCCGAGCTGAATTCGACGCTGTTCGATCATCAGCGGCACGGGGTTGAATTTGCCCTGCGAACCGGATCATCGGCGCTGTTCTACGATACCGGCCTCGGCAAAACCCGGATGATGCTGGAATGGGGGCGATGCGTCGTCGAGGAAACGAACAAGCCTGTTCTGATGTTGGCGCCGCTCGCTGTGTCACAGCAGCACCTTCGTGAAGCGGAGGCGATGGGTGTCGATGCCAGCTTGTCGCGGTTCGGTGGTCCGCCATCGTCGCCCAAGGTGGTTATCACCAATTACGAACGGCTCGACAAATTCGATCCCGATGCTTTCTCCGGCGTCATTCTGGACGAGAGCTCGATCCTGAAAAGTTTCACTGGCAAGACAACCCGAAAGCTGATCGAGGCTTTCAGGGCAATGCCTTTCCGCCTTGCTGGCAGCGCGACGCCAGCGCCAAACGATCATACCGAACTGGGGACGCATTCCGATTTTCTTGGCGTGATGAACCGGGATGAAATGCTGGTCCGATGGTTTCTCCATGACAGCGCCAATACGAAAAACTGGCGCATCAAGGGGCACGCAGTCGCATCGTTCTGGAATTGGGTGGCGAGTTGGGCGCGATGCGTTTCAACGCCATCCGATCTCGGGTTTTCCGATGACGGCTTCGTTCTACCCGATCTCGATATCATTAGCCGGATCGTAGCGTCGGATCGTTCCATCGACGCCGGAGAAGAGAAGGATGGGCGGGGTCTCCTGTTTCGTATCCCGTCCGCGTCAGCGACGTCCATTCACAAGGAAAAGCGACTGACAAAGGATGCGAGGGCTGCGGAAACGGCATCCATTATTGCGGATCACCCTGGTGAGTCGATCTGCATTTGGGTCGATACCGACTACGAAGCCGAAGCTGTCCGCAACGCGGTTCCGGAGGTAATTGAAGTTCATGGCCGCATGGACGCCGACCGCAAGGAAGAACTGCTTGACAGCTTCACGCGTGGCGAAACCAGCATCCTCCTGACCAAGCCGAGTATCGCCGGCTACGGCCTGAACTGGCAGCATTGTCACACCACCGTCTTCTGTGGCCTCTCGTTCAGCTATGAAGCGTTTTATCAGGCCGTGCGGCGGTTCTGGCGCTTCGGGCAAAAATCCCCGGTCAAAGCCTATACCGTCATCGCTGACACCGAGGCTGAAATTCTCGCAACGGTGACGCGGAAGGCTGATGATCACGGGCGCATGAAAGACGAGATGCGTGCCGCGATGAGACGTGCCGCGCAGAAGCACTCCGTTCTTCTTTCCTACAACCCGCAGCAGGAGGCCACGCTTCCGGCGTGGATGACGCAATGAGCGAATGGCAGGAGCGTGCCTACCTCGTTCGATCTCTGACCAGTTTCTTCACGTCGGAGGGATGGGAAGTCTTCGATCATGTCGCAACGCAATGTGAATTCCGCCCGGATGGCGATGACACTGAATTTTCCATCGACCTTGACGATCTGGCGACGCATCTAATTCGAGAAGGATACAAGAAATGAAGGTTCACGATCAGGCATTCGGTGATCGCTTCGCTGCCTATAACGTCGATACCGTCGAATTTACGGCTGGAATGCCTGAAAATTCGGTCGATTTCAGCGTGTATTCTCCGCCGTTTTCATCGCTTTACATCTATTCCGAGAGCGAGCGCGACATGGGGAACGTCGCGAACCATGAGGAGTTCGCGGCTCAATACGCGGCGATGATAAAGAGCCTTCTCAAAGCCACAAAGCCGGGTCGAGTGACGTTCGTCCACTGTTCTGACATTCCGACGACCGCCAGCCGTGACGGTGTGATCGGCCTGTATGACTTCCCCGCTCTGGTCAGGAAGGTGCATGAGGATGCAGGATGGGTCTATCATTCGCGCGTCACGATCTGGAAAGATCCGGTCGTAGAGATGCAGCGAACGAAAGCGCATGGGCTCCTCTACAAGACATTCAGAACGGATGCGACGCGATGCCGGATGGGGATGCCTGATTATTGCCTCGTCTTCAGAAAGCCGGTCGGCGGAGCAAATGAAAAGACGGTTGATCCCGTGGTTCACGATCCGTCGATCTTCCCCGTCACGACTTGGCAGGACTTCGCATCCCCGGTCTGGATGACAGTCGACCAGACCAACACACTGAACGTGAAGATGGCTCGCGACGCAAATGATGAGCGGCACGTTTGCCCGCTGCAGCTCGACGTCATCGAGCGCGCTGTTCATCTTTACACAAATCCAGGCGAAACCGTTTTTTCCCCCTTCATGGGGATCGGATCGGAGGGTTATGCGAGCCTCAAGATCGGGCGCCGTTTCATCGGAACCGAGCTGAAGGAAAGCTATTACCGGCAGGCCGTGAAATATCTCACCGAGGCCGAAAAAATCGGCGGCGATCTATTCAAGATGGCGTCATGATCGCCACCAACGAACCGAAATCCGCCTCCGAGGTCATGGCTCGCGTGCGCGAGACCAAGCGGCTGTTCCGAGCCCTCAACGTCATGGGGATTGCTGACGAAGAAAACAGGCGGCAGGAAGCCGAACGAGCGCGTCGCCGCGCATCGATCGCTGTCGCAATGCGCATCGCCAAGCGGAAGCAGATGGAGGCCGATCAACGAAGGCGCGAGATTGAAGCTGCCGAAGCTGGCGTTCGCATCGCTGTCGAGAAGCATCGCGACGTCCTTCACATGGCTTCTTCAATCTCACCGGCATCGTGGCTTCGACGCGAGTGCACGGATCGAGGGTTCGATATCGGCCCTATTATCGGAGGAAGCCGCAAACACGCTGTCGTTGTCCAGCGTCATGCCCTTATCTTCGACATGAAGGAGAAATTCCCGGCGCTGACCCTGAACCAGATCGGCAGAATGTTCGGCGGGCTGGATCATACGACCATCATCGCATCGCTTCGGAAGGAAGAGAAACGTCGTGAGGCCAAGCCATGACAATCCTCGCCGGACATCGTGAACAGCAGCCAACGATCTGCGCGATCTGCGCGAGGCAGGCCGAAAGCCTCGCCTATTCGCCATCCGGCGACCTTCGCAAGGCTATCTGGATATGCGCGCCTTGCACCCCTCTCGCCCGAAAGACCTACGCCATGACAGACAAGACGCTAAACGAATACGAGAGCCGGGCTATTTTCGCGGCAGCGAAGAGCGTCGCGCCTTCGCTGATCGAGGCTGTTCTGACCGAACTCTGGGATCGGAATATCGACTCGCTTTCCGCGATCACGCCGGAGATCATCACAGCGATTTCTGAAACGCCGTCTCTGGCGATCAAGGATGCTATCGGATCTGCTCTCGCGACCTATGGCGCGACGATGCGCGAGGAAATCGGCAACGACAATCCGCCGTTCTGATCGAGGCGTGTCATGGTGATCGACGGCCCTGATCTTGCCTCTGTTCGCGCGCTGCGCTCCCGGCTTTGGGAGGCCGGGTTCAGGCCCGTGCCGGTCTACGGCGTCTCCTCTCAGGTTTCCTCGCCCGGCAAACAGCCAATGGGGACTGGCTGGCAGAACGCCGCACGAGCCAATCCTCCGGCCTGCACGCGCGTCCCCGCATCTCCGGCGGCGACCAACACCGGCATTCTTTGCGATGGTTTCAGGGTCATCGATATCGATATTGCCGATCATGCCAAAGCCTCCGAGATCGAAGCGATTGCTTCCGACCTGTTCGGACAATCTCCGGTTCGGTTCCGGCAGAACAGTGGAAAGCGGGCGATTCTTTACAGGGCGTCGGAAGGCGAACCATCGAAGCGGTTCATATCTGGCACGCACGGAAAGGTGGAAATCCTCGGCCGAGGTCAACAGTTCGTCGCGTTCGGCACGCACGACACCGGTGCTGAACTGGAATGGCGCGGTGGATCGCCGGGAGAGGTTTCCGCTGGCGATCTATCACCGATCACCGAAGATGAGGTGACGCAGTTTCTCGACGCGATCCGATCGATTATCGGGGCGGAGGATGCGGCCGGAAAACCCGATATCGATACACCGATATCTGAGCGTGCTCAAAGGGTTACAAGCCAAAATACCCGGCCGGCCGGAACGAGGGAAGCCGCTGCGTTCTTCAAGGCTCTGACCGACGAGTGCCGATCTGTCGCATCGGCAGGGCAGGGAAACAGGAACAACACCCTCAACACAGCAGCGTTCAACCTCGCTCAGATGGTCGCAGCAGGATGGGGAAGCGCGGGCGAGGTCAATGCTGCACTGATGGATGCGGCGCGGGAATGCGGTCTTCCTGCGATGGAGGCGGCGCGAACCATTCGTTCGGGCATGACAGGCGGCGCGCAAAATCCTCGGACTGCTCTTGCTGATCGACGCGACGACAAGCCGATCATGGACCCGTCCCCACTGATCAGGGGGAAGGCGGAACCCGTCGCGGCTGGCGATAGCGATAACGACGACGATCTCGACGATGATGGTGACGATTTCGACGCGGCACCGCTTGATGAGGATCTGACCCATGTCGGCGGCGTGCTTGGCGAGATCATCGAAGCGATGGTTCGCAGCGCGAGACGGCCGAACCGAAGGCTTGCCCTTGCCGCAGCTCTCCCGCTGCTCGGAACCGTGATCGGCCGGCGCGTATCGGGGCCGACGCAATCCGGAACGCACCTCTACGTCATTTCGACAGGTGAAACCGGGATCGGTAAACAGCACTATCTCAGTGCGATCGAGCGGTTTGCAATGGATGCGGGATTAGGTCGGCACCTCGGCCCCTCTCAATTCATGTCCCTTGGCGCGATCGTCAAGTTCATGGCCCGCGCGCCTCTCTCGATCTGCCCTCAGGACGAGTTCGGTGCAATCCTCAAGAAAATCACCCACCCAAAGGCAAGCGGGCATGAGCTGGCGATTTCTGCCGTGTTGCGCGAGGCCTGGGGGCGGTCATTCCAGCCGTTCAGAACGCCTGAATACTCCACGACATCTTCTGTCGAGATCAAGGCTCCTGCGCTCTCTCTATTCGCCGCGACAACGGCCGACGAGCTATTCGAGGGGCTGAAGGGACGCGATATGGTCAACGGCTTCATGAACCGCTTCCTGGTCATCGACGCCGGAGCGAGAACCCCTGAAGCCGATCCGTCGTCAAACTTGCGAGACGAGGCTGCTCGTTTGGCGCCTATCATCGCCAAAGCCTATCGGATCGGAATGTCGGCCAAGGGCAACATGGCTGGTCTCGTTGACAAAAACGGCGACAGCGATCCGGAGCCATTCGTCGTCCCTTGGCAAAGCCAGGCTGCGCACGATGCCTATATGGACCTTTCCGCCGAATGCGAACGCCGCATGTCCGATGGAAGCGATGGCGGAAAGCTGTTCGCCCGCACAGCGGAGATTGCGCTCAGGATCGCGACGATCCGCGCGTGTGGCGACGACATCACCGCTCCAATGGTGACGATCGATCATATGGAATGGGCGTCACGTCTCGCCCTGCAATCCGCCGAGCTGCTCTGCGTCGCGACCGATAAATTCATGGTCGATCCGCTCGGTGTGGCGGAATTTGAACGCAAGATCATCTCCTGCCTGAGAGCCGCCAAGGGGCATCGCATGACGTCCCGCAACATCCGTGATGCAATGTCCAAGCATCAGCGCAACATGGGCGATCTCACCCGCGCACTCGATGACATGGCAAAAACCGGCGTTGTCGAACTCCTGAAGCGATCCGGGTCAGGGCGATCTGGATTTACCGTTCGCCTGATCACCAGATAGCCAAGAGTTTTCCAACCGCCGGCAATGTTGAAAACCCGCTCAAAAAGGCGGGTTTTTCGTTGATTTTTTCCGGGGCTCATTCCGGGGCTTTTCCGGGGCTCCAACCCCGGAAAAAAGGCGCTTTGTGGCAAAATTGTGATTTTTTCCGGGGCTCAAACCCCGGAAAGAGCCCCGGAAAAGCCCCGGAAAACACCATTGAAATATTTAATGAATTTATATGTCATCAATAGGTTAGGTAATTTAGGGGCTCTTGAAGTTTTGTTTCCTGTCGGAGAGGTGCTGATGAGTGAAATTGGGTGATCCTCTTACGCGAGAGCCCCCAAAAACCGGACGCCTTGCCGGGACGTGGCAAATCAGGGTAGAAAATTCGTGCCGCTTGCCTTCAGGCACATCACCGTTCCGAAAGGTTCACAGATGCGCCTCACGTTACGAACAGCCGTCTCTCGCGATGGTCGAAAGCTGTCATCGGCCTCGATCCGCCGGGTCGAAATCGATGAAAAGCTGCCGGAGAAAATCAAGCCTGCCGCTGACATCGGTTCAGCGCATTGGATCGTCGCCATGACGGAACCGCGCTGCGAAGCCCGCGCCATCGCCGGGCTTGAACGCGCCGGGTATCCTGTTTTCGTGCCGATGGTCACGAAATGGCGACGCAAGGCCTATTGGCAGAACAAGATCGCTGTCCCGCTATTCCCGCGCTACATCTTCGTCGGTCTGATATCAGGGCCGCAATATCCCGTTTCCCGATGCGAAAGCGTCTCCTGCGTTCTCTCAGACGGTTCAGGGCCGATCGTGGTTCCGACCGGGCTTGTCGAGGCGTTGTCTCGCCGCATGATGGCCGGTGGTTACGACGAAACCCTGAAATCGTCGCTGCGGTTCAGCAAGGGCGATGCGGTGACGATCGCGCGAGGCCGCTTCGCATCCATAGCAGGAAAGGTTGCATCCATTCCCGCCGAAGATCGTGTCACCGTCCTGATCTCTCTTCTCGGTGTCGATCACCGCGTCGAACTTGACGCCGATCAGGTCAGGAAATCAGCGTGACCTTGCGCATGATTTTCAAATCAGGTATTAAATTCCTCAATCAGACCCGATGGTTCGCGGGAAATGGTCCGCACCCGGACGGCGCTAGCGTGCCTAAATCGCTGAAAATCAATGGAAATCATCATGGCTGCCGCATCTAAACGCGGTCGCCCGTCCGGCTATTCAAAGGCCATGTGCGAGACAGCGCGCAAGGTTGCGCTGCTCGGAGCGACTGATGCCGAAATCGCCGATATCCTCGAAATCAATATCGCCACCCTCCACCGGTGGAAGGTTCAGTTTCCGGAATTCTGCGACGCCCTAAAAGTCGGAAAGGAGCCGCCCGACGAACGGGTCAAGCGGTCCCTCTATCTGCGGGCCACTGGCTACACATACGACGCGGTGAAGATTGTGGCGGATGCCAAGACCGGCGCTTCGGTGGTTGTCCCTTATCGCGAGCATGTCCCGCCGGACACCACGGCTTGTATCTTCTGGCTGAAGAACCGCGACAAGGAAAACTGGCGCGACAAGCAGGAGGTCGAGCACTCCGGCGCTGTGGACATAACCCCGATGGCGGAAGATGGTAAACGCAAACTCGCTGCGCTCATTGCCGCCGAAGGTTCGACAGAACTGGCTGGCGAGCCTGACGCCTAAAGAGCTGGCATCGATCAGCTATGATTGGCGCTTCTGGGCTCGGCCCGACCAGCTTGAGCCAACAACGCAGGACTGGACGACATGGCTAATCCTCGCCGGGCGCGGATGGGGAAAGACCAAGACTGGAGCGGAGACCGTTCGCCAATGGGCCTATGAGGCTCGGTATGAACGCATCGCTCTTGTCGCCGAAACAGCTGCTGACGCTCGCGACGTGATTGTGGAGGGGGACAGCGGCATCCTTCGTTGTTCCCCGCCATGGTTCAAGCCTCGATATGAGCCGTCCAAACGTCGACTGACATGGCCTAATGGGGTCATGGCGACGCTGTATTCAGGAGAGGAGCCTGATCAGCTTCGCGGGCCTCAACACGGCGCGGCATGGGCTGACGAGGTTGCTAAGTGGCGCTACGCCCAAGACGCATGGGACCAGCTTCAGTTCGGGTTGCGACTAGGCGAAAGGCCGGTGCAGATCGTCACGACGACGCCGCGCCCGATCCCGATTATCAAGCAGCTCGTCGCCGATCCTCTCTGTCACGTCACGAAGGGCCGCACACTCGACAATGCCGCGAACCTCGCGCCGACCTTCCTCAAGAAGATCGTCGCGCGATACGAGGGAACGCGCCTCGGCAGGCAGGAACTTGACGCTGAAGTCCTTGAGGACATTCCCGGCGCTCTCTGGTCTCGCGCCATGATCGAAGCGGCACGGATCGCCAAGGCGCCAGACATGGCCCGCATCGTGGTATCGATCGATCCGCCGATAACGGCCGGAGAGGACTCCGACGAGTGCGGCATCTCGGTCTGTGGCCGTGGCGTGAATGGCGAGGCGTTCGTTATCGAGGACATGTCCGAGCGTGGGCTGTCCCCGCAGCAATGGGCACGACGCGCGGTGATGGCCTATCACAAGCATGGTGCGGATCGCATCGTCGCGGAGGTCAATCAAGGCGGCGATATGGTCGAGACCGTCATCCGCATGATCGATGCGAATGTTCCGGTCCGTAAGGTTCATGCCACGCGTGGGAAATACAAGCGAGCCGAGCCAGTTGCGGCGCTTTACGAGCAGGGCAGGGTTCATCACGTCGGCGCCTTTCCGCAGCTCGAGGACCAACTTTGCGGCTACACCGTCGATGGCATGGCGGACGACAGTTCACCAGATCGGCTCGACGCTATGGTCTGGGCCATGACGGATTTGATGCTCGGTGAAGCGGGCGGGATAGGGATATTCTGATCGTGGGCATCATGGATTTTTTCAAGGCACGTGAGGTCAAGGCGTCCAGCGCCGGGCCGATGATCGTGTCCAATAGCGTTGGTCAAGCGCAGTGGACCAAGCGCGATCTTCAGCTTTATGCGCTGGATGGATACCAGCGAAACGCGGTTGTCTATCGCTGCATTCGCCTGATCGCTGAGAGCGCCGCATCCGTCCCCGTCATGGCGATGCGGGGCAATCGCGAAGTCGAAGGCCATGCTGCGCTTGCACTTCTTGCCAAGCCGACGCCCTTTTCAACGGGCAAGCGATTTCTTGCCAGCGCCTATTCGTTTCGTCTGATTGCCGGAAACGCCTTCCTTGAGGTCGTGACGGTCGGTCAATCGCCGCGCGAGCTCTACGCGCACCGCCCCGAGCGGTTCAAGATCATCCCCGGTGGCGACGGAAACCCGAAGGCCTATAGGTTCTCGCTCAACGGCCGCGAGATGAACTTCGATGTCGATCCGGTGACAGGCAAAAGCAATGTCCTTCACCTGATGGACTTTCACCCGCTGGATGACTGGTTCGGCATGTCGCCGCTCGATCCGGCCTCGTTCGCTTTGGACGCGCATACCTACGCCTCACGTGAGACCGTCACCACGCTTCAGAAGGGCGGCGTTCCGGTCGGCGCGTTCCAGTATGACGGCTCCGAAGCCCTGACAGGCGATCAAGGCCGGCAGTCGAAGGAGATGTTTCGGGATAACGTCACGGAAGCCCGCCGCTCGCGTCTCCCGCTGTTCCTGAACAAGTTCTGGAAGTGGGTTCCGTTCGGATACAGCCCGAAAGAGCTCGATGTCACAAACCTCAAGGCCGATGCAGCGCGGGAAATCTGCTTTGCCTATGGTGTGCCGCCGATGCTGCTCGGCATTCCCGGTGACAACACCTACGCCAACTATGCCGAGGCAAACCGGGCGTTCTGGCGCGACACGGTGATCCCGTTCGCCGGATGGAACCTTGAGGAAATCGGCCATTGGCTCGCGCTTCATTACGACGAGGCCGATCTGACGCTCGTTCCGAACACGGACAACATCATCGCGCTTGAAACCGAGACTGCCGAACGCTGGACCCGCCTCAATGGGGCTGACTTCATCACGGTCAACGAGAAGCGTGAAGCGGCTGGCTACGGCGGCACGGACGGTGGTGATGTCGTGCTGGTTCCGTCGTCGGATGTTCCGCTTGAAGATGCCGGGTCATCGATCCACGGCGGCGATGAACCGAATGACGGCTCTGATGCCGAGGATCAAGCCGATGCGCAGGACGATACAACGCAGGGCGCGAGCAACAGCGGCGATCGAGCGAACGGCGGTTCGTGAAATCGCAGCGGTCATCCGCAAGGCAGGGGAAGCGATTGCCGCGCGTGTTGCTCATGGCGCGTCGTGGAGCGAGCCCCTCAACAAGTTCGGCCTCGCGCTGGAAAAGGTGTTGATCGCGGCTCTGACGCGGGGTGCTGTGGCTGGCGCGGATGACGTCAAGCGTTCCATCCCGCGTCCCGAACGCAAGGCGGCGCCTCAACCGGGTTATGTCGATGCGTTCGTTCTGTCATGGGTCAGGCGCCACTCTGTTCGTCGCGTCCAGCAGATCAGCAAGACGACAGCCAAGGCCATTCGTCGGCAGATCATCGACGGGACCAAGCGGGGCTGGTCGAACGACAGGATCGCCAAGGCTATTCGCGAGGCGACGGCTGGGCAGATCGGTAAGACGAGAGCGGCCCGCATCGCCCGCACCGAAACGCATACCGCTTTCGAGCGCGGCTCCTATGAGCAGGCAATCGATCTCAAGCGCCTCGGGCTGGAAATTGTAGCCGAGTGGGGCGCGACCGAGGACGACAGGACAAGGCCGGATCACGATGCGGCAGATGGTCAGGTCGTCGATCTCGGAAAGACATTCACAGTCGGGAATGAGGCGATGCGCTTCCCCGGCGATCCACGCGCTTCGGCGCGTCAAGTCGTCAACTGCCGTTGCACGGCGCTCTATTACCCGAAGGGGACGCGATGAACGCTCTCTGCCTCAAATCAGCGCCTGCCATTGACCACGGCTGCGGCGTCGATCTCGACCTGAAGTTCGCCGAAGCGAATGGCGATATCGCCACGTTCTCCGGCTACGGATCGATCTTCGGCAATATCGACAACGGCCGCGACATGGTGATGCAGGGCGCGTTCGCCGAAAGCATTGCCAGCAAGGGCGCGAAGGGCGTGAAGATGCTCTGGTATCATGACCCGTTGCAACCGATCGGCACGTGGACCGAAGCCAGCGAGGACCGCAAGGGCCTTAAGATGTCCGGACAGCTTCTCCTGTCCCTCGCTAAGGGGCGAGAGGTCTATGAGATGATGAAGGCCGGTATCGTTGACGGTCTCTCCATCGGCTTTCGCACGATGAAGGAAAGCTATGACACCGAAAAGGGTGGACGCGGCTATCGCAAGATCGAGAAGGCCGATCTCTGGGAGGTCTCGCTTGTGACCTTCCCGATGAACCCGAAGGCGACCGTTACGGCGGTCAAGAACATGCCATCGGAACGTGAACTTGAGGCGATGCTTCGGGACGAAGCACGTCTTTCTGATCGTCAAGCCAAAGCGGCTGTGGCGGTCTTCAAGAAGTCTCTCCGGGACGGAGAGGAGCCGGAACACGCTCCGCGCGACGCGGAAGCCGAAGCCATTTCCCGCGCGCTGGACACTCTCCTGACGCGCATCCGGTCCTGAGAAGGAAACCAAGACATGACGAAGCATATCCGCAAGGGCGGGTTCGCGAACGCGCGCCCGTATGAGACCAAGAACGACAACGGCGGTGCGGCCGAAGGCGCGCTTTCCGCCGAACTCAAGGGCAAGCTCGATAAGGTGATGAGCACCTTCGAAGAACTGCGCACCAAGTCCAATGACGCCGACAAGGTGCTCAAGGACGTGGTGAAGCAGGAAGAGCTGAAGCGCATCGACGACGCGCTGACCGAACTCAAGAAGGCGTTCAACGAGGAAGTCGCGGCGCTCAAGCGCCTTCAGCGCGGTGACGTCAAGGGCGACGTTTCGCCCGAACTCGCGGAATACTCCCGCAAGTTCAACGAGTATTTCCGCTCCGGCGGCGAAGCTCGCGAGTCGGAACTGAAGGACCTGGCCAAGAAGGCCCTCGCCGCAACGTCGAATTATGATCCGAGCGCCGGCTTCACGGTGTCGCCCGAAATGGACGGCATCGTCGATCAGACCGTCCGCGAGGTCTCGCCGATGCGTGCCATCGCCTCGGTTCGCACGATCGGCACGTCGATCTACAAGCGCCTCGTCAATGTGCATGGTGCCGGGTCAGGCTGGGTTGGCGAGACCGCTTCCCGTCCGCGCACTGACGCAGCGAGCCTGAAGGAACTGCTGTTCCCGGCGATGACCCTCTACGCGAACCCGGCTGCGACCGAGGAGCTGCTTGAGGACTCGGCCGTCAACATCGAGCAGTGGCTTGCCGATGAAGTGTCGCTCGAATTCGCCGGCCAGGAAGGCACCGCCTTCATCACCGGTGACGGGACCAACAAGCCGCGCGGCGTGATCGGCGGTTATACGCCGGTCGCCAATGCGTCCTACGCTTGGGGCTCGCTCGGGTTCATCGGAACCGGCACGTCCGGTGCATTCGATGCGACCAACCCGGAAAATGTCCTCATCGATACCTACGGCGCCCTGAAGGCTCCGTATCGGAACAACTCGACGTGGATCATGAACCGGAACACCATGTCCGTAATCCGCAAGTGGAAGGACGGCAACGGCCGGCCGAAAATCGAGCTTACCTATGCGGACGGCGGTCTCGTCGAACGCCTCATGGGGCGCCCGATCGCCGAAATGGTCGATATGCCGGACCTCGCCGCGAACTCGTATTCGATCGCGCTGGGTGACTTCAAGCGCGGTTATCTGATCGTTGATCGCCGTGGGATGCGGGTGCTCCGCGATCCGTATTCGGCCAAGCCGTATGTCGAGTTCTACACCACGAAGCGCGTCGGCGGCGGGGTGTCGAACTTCGAAGCGATCAAGCTGATCAAGTTCATCTGATCGGAACGCATCTTGGTCGGGGCTTTGGCCCCGGCCTTTTCCCATGAACTGAAAGGAACATTCCCATGCGGGATATGCACTCTCATCTTGCGCCGGCTGTTCTGCTTCCGGCGGCGACCTATTCGGCGGACAATACGCCGGCTGCTGTCGATCTTCAGGGCTTCGAAGGCGCTGAAATCGTCCTCTCGGTCGGCGTCGGCGGCATCACCTTTTCGGGAACGAACAAGGTCGAATTCGTGCTGACGCACTCCGCTGATGGTTCGACATACTCGAATGTGACCGATGACGACATGATCGGCGTGACCGGCATTTCGTCCGGGATCATCAAGTCGCTCACCGCTGCGCACGCTGCCGGCGCGGTCTACAACTATGGCTATCGTGGTGGCTATCGCTACCTGAAGCTGCTTGCCGACTTCTCCGGTACGCACGGCGCGGGCACGCCGCTCGGCGCCAACGTCATCAAGGGCTTCCCGCACAACGCGCCGGCCTCGTGATGACCTACACCCTTCGCCTCACTGACGGACCCGCCGTCGAGCCTGTCACGCTCGGCGAGGCGAAGGGCCATCTTTCCATCGCGCACGACGAAGACGATGCGCTGATCACGCGCCTGATCAAGGCCGCACGGACCTATTTCGAGACCGCAACCGGCATCACGCTTGTCACGCAAACCTTCGCGGCGACGTTTGGCGAATGGCCGAAGGTCTACGGTCTCGAAGATGACGAGGACGAATATTCGCCTGTCGTTCCGTCCTATCGCAATCTGCCACAACTCGACCTCATCGCTCTCCCGTTCCAATCGGTCGAGATCATCACTGCTGACGCCGAGGCGTGGACCGCCTTCACGGCCGTCAAGACCGCGCGAGGCGTCAGGATCAAGCCGACATCGACGGTTCCATCCGGGGAGATCGTCGTCACGTTCAAGGCCGGTTACGGCGATGCCGCCGCAACGGTTCCGAGCGATATCGCTCACGCAATCCTGATGCTGGTCGCCACGCTCTATGACAATCGCGGCGCTCTCGCGCTCGACACGTCCGGCATGAAGGCTGCGTCCGGTATGGTTCCGGGGTTCGCCGAAACGATCAACCGTTACAGAGTGATGGTGTGAGTATCGCCGGGGCGCTTCGCGAGCGCGTCGATCTCTCGCGCAACGAGGCCACCACCACCGATGCGGGCGACCGCGCGGACGAGTGGATCGTCTACGCCGCCAAGGTGCCGGCCCGGATGCAGCCCAAGCGCGCCAGCGAGGTTGTCCGCGCGATGCGCGAGATCAACGAGAGCCGTTACGCCGTAACGATCCGCAAGCGCTCCGATGTCGCCGCGGGCCATCGCCTGACCTGGGGCGCGAGAACCCTTTCCGTCGACGGTGTGCTGAACCTCGACGAACACGGCCACTACCTGACGCTCGATTGCGTCGAGATTTCCATCTGAAAGGGTTGATCCATGACGGTCCAAGCAGTTCTTTCCGCCAAGGCGGTCATTTCTTATGTCAAGTCCGGCGAGGGTGGCGACCTGAAGCAGACGACGACAATCGGCGCCGATCTCACCATGAAAACCGGCACGGCATCGGAACAGCAAGATCTGCGCTATGTCGAGAGTGCCACGTCGATTGCGGCATCGTCTTCGTCGAACTATGACCTCGCCGGGTCTCTGACGGATGATGCCGGCGACACGATCACCTTCGTCGAGGTGACGGCAATCATCGTCAAGGCGAGTGCCGACAATACCAATGACGTGGTGATCGGCGGCGCTGCCTCGAACGGCTTCACCGGCCCCTTCGGCGGATCGACGCACACCATCGCCGTCCAGCCGGGCGGAACCGTCATGCTGATCGCGCCGAAGGCTGGCTGGACCGTCACGGCCGGGACCGGCGACATCCTGAAGATCGCCAATTCCGGTTCCGGGTCGGCCGTCGTATTCGATCTTGCCATCCTCGGTCGCTCGGCATGATGGACATCGGGGCAAAACGTATTGTATCCGCCATCCCGGGCGCGTCGATGCTCGCTGTCATGGAGCCAGCACAGCCGAATAGGAGTGCTGTTTCCGCGCGTGTCGCCATGTGGGGTGTAGTATTCATCAAGGCGGGGTGGAAGCCACGTATTCGCGTTAAAGCCGTTTCTGTGAAAACCTGATGAGGTTCACAGTTCGGACGGCTCGCCGCAACAAGGCCGGCCGCTTCGAACGGCCGGATGACGCGATCAAGGCGGCGGTTCAACGCGGGCTTGCCGCATGGGGTTTGCTGGCGACGGCACGAGCTAAGGAGTTGGTTCTCTCTGGCCCTAAGGCCGGCAAGGTCTACGGCAGCCATCAGGCATCGGCGCCCGGAGAACCGCCGGCATCGGATACAGGGCGGCTGGTCAGTTCGATCCGATGGGAGTTCACAGGTTCGCGCCTCGCAATCCGGGTGATCGCCGGGACTGAATACGCCGCCTATCTGGAATTCGGAACGTCGATTATGCTTCCTCGCCCCTTCCTTCGCCGTGCTATCCTCGAAACCGAGGCGCAGGGGAGGAAGCTGATCGATGCCGAGGTCTACAAAGCGTTCTGACGACATTCACCGGTTGCTCCGCCCCAATGCGGAGCGGCTGACCTTTGAAATCTCAGGCCCCGACCTCTGGATCGACGGCGATACCGACGAGCTGGTGAACGACATGAGCGTTCTTGGCGAGGCGAAGCGGTCGCGAAAACACCTTGATCCGGTGAAGCGCATGAAGGCCGAAGCGATGGGAATACCCGTTCGATGGCCGTCACGGACCAAAGCGAAGCGATCTGGAAAGCCATCCGGGCAAGGCTGATCGCCGATACCGGTATCAGGGCTATCCTCGGCAGCGATTACGCTAACCGTATCGTGCGTCGCGCTCTGCCGGGCGAGAGCCTGCCTTGCATCCTGTGCACCGCGATGGAGAGCGCGGATCGCGGCACGGATGACAGTGACGCCGAGACGGTCCGTATCGAGCTGCATATCTGGGCCAAGGCTGGTCATCTCGTATCTGGCGAGAATGCCGGGGCTGCTCTGAAGACCCTTGTGAAATCGTCCCTGCATTGGTCCGCCACGGCGCTGCGAACCACCGTGGAGCGCGTCTCCGGGCCCCTTCCCGATCCTCAACCCGATCTCCTGCACTTCGTGATCGTCATCGAAGCGATCTCGGAACACGTCGACCTCTAACCCGAAAGGCTTCCATCATGGCCGCTTCCGCTGGCAAACTCTTTCTGATCAAGAAGAACATGGGCACGACCGGCTCGCCGGTATGGACCTCGATTGGCGGTCTCCAGACCAAGAGCCTGAAGGTCAACAACCAGGCTGTCGAGATCACGAGCGATGATTCCACGAACATCGAATACCTCGCCGGTGCCGGCATTACCGACTACACCGTGACCGGCGAGGGCGTGTCCAAGGACGGCGCCGTCGACAAAGCGTTGGTTCAGGCCGCGACAGATCGGACCGATGATGAATATCAGGTCATCTGGCCCGGCATCGGCACGTTCGAGGGCACGTTCATGGTCGAAACGCTCGACGGCTCCGGCACTACCAAGGCCGAAACCCGGATGAGCTTTACGCTTCGCGCGACCGGCACCATCACCTTCACGGCGGAGTGACCATGAAGGGCGAGGTTTATACTCCGCTCTTCGGCCGTGGCGATGTCGCGGTCAAGCTCGACGGCAAGGTCTACACGCTGGCCCTGACGCCGCGCGTTTGTGCACTGATCGAGGACAAGGCCGGCGTCGATGCCTATCTCGACGCGCTGACCGGGTTCGCCAATCAGGACGAGGACGGCAATGTCCGCGTCAAGGCGAAGCGAGCACTTGCTATCGGCGAGGCGCTTTTCGAGGGCAACGGCTACGATCCGCGCCTGTGCGACAAGATTGGCCCCGTCGATCTGGCGATCATCATCACCCGGATGATCTCCGGTCACATGCGGCCGTCATCCGACGCGGACCCTCAGGAGGCGGCGGATACCGCCTGAATGTCCGTCGCCTCTGTCAGCTAGGCATGGGCTTCCTCGGGTGGCCTCCGGCAACGTTCTGGGATGCGCGCGTGACCGACATCATGGACGCCGTGGATGGCGCGATGATGCGTGAAGGCCACTTCCCTGACGATATCGAAAAAGAACTGATCGCGGCCGAAGACCAGCAGCGATTGCAGGAACTCAACAAGCTGATGGAGAGATACCCCGATGGCTGAAGAAGTCGTCACCTATCAGCTTGGCGCGAACATCGATGACCTGAAGCGCGCGCTTGGCGAGGCAGAAAAGTCGGTTTCGCAACTCGCGACGACAATCGAGCGCGGGCTAACGCAGGGCGGCCAGCGTGGCGCACAGTCCATCGGCAACTCGATCCGCAACAGCCAGTCCGACGCATCCCGCGCGGCCAATCTGCTGGGGAATGTTGTCGGGCGCACGCTCGGAACGGCCATCGGCGCCGGTATCGGTGCCGTCCTTTCCGGCGCAGCGATCAAGGCGGCCGTCAGCGATGTCATCAAGCAAGCGAACCTTGCGCAGGATACGCGGCTTTCGACCGGCACCATTGCCGGTCTTGAGATTGCCGGAAAGAAGAACGGGGTTTCGCCCGACGAAATCCAGTCCGCTCTCGAGAAGTTCACTGAGGTTTCCAAGAAGGCCAAGGACGACGCGGAATCGTTTTACAAGGCCCTCGGAAACATCGGCCCTGGTTTCGTCAAGGCGTTCGAGACCGCGCCGACGCAAAGCGAGCGGCTGCGCATTCTTTCCGACGCGCTTCGATCCACCACGGACGAGGTCAAGAAGGCCCAGCTTTCGCAAGAGGCTTTCGGTTCCGATAGCGAGCGCCTGATTTCGGCGCTTGGTGCCGGCCGAGACGCGATTCAGGCGTATGAGCAGGCTGCGCGTGCACTCGGTCTTGCCGCCGACGACGCGTTGGTCTCCAAGGCTCAACAGGCAGACCGGACCATCTCCAATCTGGCAACGGTCATTCAGACCAATCTCCGCGCTGCTCTCGTCGAGCTTGGGCCTGTGCTTGCCAACATCGCGGCGAGCCTTGGGCAGTTCGCGGAAGCGGCCTCGCGTGCCATTGCGGCCATCGGCGGCGTCCGGTTCGCGACGAACAGCATTCTCAAGGAAAGGCTTGATCAGAGCGATACGCGCCTTGAAGCCCTGAACCTGAACCGAAACTATGAGGCGAACCGTCCTCGTCGTCCTTCGGATTTTCTTGTTCCCGGCCGGCGCGCATCCGATGTTGCCAACATCGATGCCGAGATTGCCGGCGAGCGGGCGCGACGACTGGAGGCGCTGACGGAGCTTTCCCGCCGTGGCGAGTATGCCGATCCTCGCGATCTTCGCGCTCGCGCCGATACCGAAGGCGCTCTTCGTGCCGCCAATGCCGGAAATCGCTTCGGCTCGTTCAAGCCCAGGGCATCGCTCTCGGGCGGTGGTGGTGGTGGTTCATCCGGCCTTTCCGATGCCGATCGCGCCGAGAACCGCCTTGAGAAATACACCGAACAGCTCCAGCGTCAGGGCGAGGTTCTGAAGGCTGAAATCGACACGTTCGGCCAATCGAACGCGGAGCGGAAGGCGGCCGTCGAGATCGCCAAGGCTCAGGTTGATCTGCAAAAGGTCGACGAGGATACCCGCACGCGGTTGACCGAGGCGATCACTGCGCAGGTCAAGGTCAACGAGGAATATCGAACCACCCTTGAGCGTCAGAAGGATGCCATGTCGGCGGCGCGGTCTGTCGGTCAGGAACTTTCCGACGCGCTCGGCGATATCGTTCTCGATGGCAAGAACGCCTCCGATGCGATGAAAAACCTCCTGAAGTCGTTCGCTCGTCAGGCGCTCAATGCCGCGTTCGCCGGCTCCGGCTCTTTCGCTGGCCTATTCGGGACGAAGGAAAGCGGCGGCATCTTCGGTTCACTGTTCAAGGGTCTGTTCGGCGGCATTTCCAAGCAAGCCGGTGGTGGCGAGCTTCCGCGCGGCTTCACCATGGTGGGGGAGAACGGCCCCGAACTGCTCCGTAACAACGGCTCCGGCGTGGCCCGCGTCTACCCCCATGGTGGCGGTTTGTCCGGCATGTCCGGCGGTGGCGGGTCCATCGTGATCAACGCGGATTTCCGTGGCGCGTCCGATAGCGCCGTTGCCCAGATCAGGGCGCAACTCAATGCGATGCAGCAAAACCTGCCGAAGCAGATTTCGGCGGCGAACCGTCGGCAACAGGTGAGGGGATATGCCTAGACTGATCCCCTTCCCGCAAGGTGTGAAGTTCACGTCCCGCGTCCCGACGGCAGGGCCTCGCTCGGTTTCCGCCGTAGCGAACGAGGGCGTCACCGGCTTCATCCAGACTGTGCAGAACCTGTCTGGCCTGTGGCAGTGGCAGTTCACCTTCGCGCCGACGGTCTATGCTGACGCTAGAGCCTATCGCGGGTTCATCACGGCGATGCACTCTGGATCGAACGCGGCGCGCATTCCTTTTCGGGACCCCGATCTTCGGTTCGAGGACATGGGGTTGACCTACAGCCGTGAAGAGAGGCGCAAGGGCTTTCCATGGTCTGACGGTGAATACTGGTCGGACTGGTTCGGCTGGTCACCCAACTTTGGCTTCGTTTCGGTCCGCCGCGCGGCAGCCAAGGAGGACACAGTTGTCGCGCTCGTCAACGAAGCGTGGTGCCGGCGATTGAATGTCGGCGACAGGATCGGGTTCGGCCCGTCGCATTTCGGCCTGTATGAGATTACCGAGGTCTATCCGGATGACGGGTTCAGGATCTGGCCTCCGCTGCGCAAGGCGCTCACCACAGACAGCTACGCCACGCTCGAACCTACGATGGTCATGAAACTGTCACCGCAGCAATCGGCTGTCCCCGTTCGCGGGGTCTATGCAACCGAAGCGGCGACGATCAGCCTGATCGAAATCGAGGACGCGGATGTCCGTTCCTTTTAGCGCAGAGGAAATCAAGCAGCTCTCGTCGCCCAGCGTGACGCGCGCCAAGTTTGCCGAGCTGCATTTCCCCTCTGGGACGCACTATTACCATTCCGGCGTCGGAAATCGTGTCATCGACGGCCACGAGTGGATTGGGATGACAAGCCCGCTCTACCCGGGTGTGGTGGCGGATATCTCCGGCATCCGGAAAGAGGTCTTTTCGGAGTCCGCGGCTGCAACGCTGATCCTGTCCGGTGCCGTCGACGGCTATATCAGAACCATCACCGACAGCCGCCGCGACATCGAGGGCCGTAGAGCCAGCATCTACTGGGGCTTGTTCGATCAGGAAACCCAGAAGCTGATTGGCTCGCTTCGCCCGTCGATCCGGAACGGGCTGATGACATCGATCAAGTGGACACGGACCGGCATCGACACGCGGATCATCACGCTGACCGTCGAGAACTCGCTTTCAAGTCTGGGGTTCAAGCCAGGCCATAAATGGTCTTCGGCTGGGCACCGGGAACTTCATCCCGGCGACGGCGCCATGGATTACGTCGGGATGCAGATCATCGAGACCCTGAAATGACCGGCATCGACCGTCAGAAGCGGCTGCGGGATTTCATCGAGCCGATTGCGCGCCAGCCGGTGAAGTGGGGGCGCGACGATTGCACCGCCATGGCGGCGCGCTGGGTTTCATCCGAGCGCGGCATCGACATCCCGATCCCGGACTACTCCAGCGAGGCAAGCGCTCTCGACATGATCTCGAGCGCCGGTTCGCTCGAGGCGATCTGGTCAAGAGCGCTTCGGCTTGCCGGCGTGTTCGAGACCGTCTCCCCCTCTTATGGCGATGTCGGCATTGTCGATACGGGGCGTTTCGGACCTGTCGGCGTGATCTTCTGCATCGACGGCCTCGCGCTGTGGCGGTCAGAGAGCGGGGTTTCGATCTTCCGCCCTCGCAACATCATCAAGGCTTGGGCCGTATAACCATGCTGAAGACCTCACTTCTCGGGGGCGTCTCGCTGCTGGCGATGACGACGCAGGCAAGCGCCGCGCCTCTCGCGCCCTTTGCACTGCTTGGCATCAACGCTCTGCTCGGGACATCCCTCACGGCTGAGACCGTCCTTTTCACGCTGGGTGGAACCGCCGTCACGGCCGGATCGATCACCGGTGGTTTCCTTTCGCTTGGTGCCGCGCTTGGCGCCCAGTTCATCCTCGGCGGCGGCGGCGGCCGTGGCTCCCTCGATACAGGCACCTACAAGAACACCTTCGAGTCGAAAGAAGGTGGCCGCATTCGGGCTGTCGGCAGGGTCCAGATTGGCGGTCAGAAGATTTACGGCAATACCAGCGGATACCTGACATTCCGCTACATTGCTCTTTGCGCCGATCCAATCGACGGCATCGAAGAGGTGTTTCTGGGCGGGCGTTCCGTCGTTGCGGAGGATGACGGCGCGATCTCGTCGCCGCCTTTCGCAAGCGGCAGCAGCTCGCACGTCTTCGTTCTGACCAAGCTTGACGCTGGCACGACGACGACATGGCCCAATCTCGTGACCTACTTCCCCTCGCATTGGGACTCGTCGCGGCCGGGCAACGGGTTTGCTCAGGCCCTTGTCCAGTATGTAAGCCCCGGCGTGGCCTCGCCCAAACTCCTGAAGGTCCGCCCCAGCGGGTGGCCAGAACCGTCTTTTGTGGCGCGCGTCGGTGCGCCCTACGATCCGCGTATCAATGACTATGCGTGGACCGAGAACGCAATCCTGATCTGCCTGCACATCGCGCTGCTCGATCCCCTGAAGTCCCTTTCGGATTTCAACCTCGACATCATCTCGGATGAGGCCGACAAGGCCGACGCGACGGTTGCAAAACGTGGCGGAACAGAGCCGCGTGCCCGGCTTGCCTGCATCTGGCGCGAGACGGAGGAGAGCCTTCGCGAAACGCTCAACAAGGCCATGGTTTCGGCCGGCATCGAAATGACCGTCGATGCCGATGGCAAATACGCTTTCGTGCTGATCGATGACAACCGGGACGGCGAGCTGACCCTTGCTGAGCGCAATATCCTTTCCGACAGCTTCGAGGGCGGCCCGGAAGGCGTGGAGCGCTACAACAAGTGCAGGGTGTCCTACTACAGCGCCGAACGGAACTATACCGTTTCTGAAATCCCGATGGTGGACAACCCGAGCGGCACGCCGCCGGTTGCCATCGCATGGACCGAGATCGCCGACGAAATCTCGCGCTACGGCGAACGGGTTCTTGATATTCAACTGCCTTTCTGTCCTTCGGCCGCACAGGCGCAAAGAATTGCCCGTCGCCTTTTCGCCAACGCCCGCGCGGATCGCCTGTCAATCACCACGAACATGGCAGGAATGGCCGTCTGGTATGCCCAGACATTCGACCTCCCATCCGACTACGTGATCGGGGCCAGCACTATCGAGATCATCTCGGCCGAGGCGGACGACATCGCCGGCCGGGTGACGATCAACGGGTTTGTCCAACCCACGCTCACCGCATGGAACACGTCGACCGATGAAGCCCTGCCGCCCCCGGCTTTGCCGGATGTCGGATACGATCCCGAAATCGCGGCGCCGAGCGCCGCAACGCTTTCCTGCGTCGTAACCTACCCGGATACGACAAAGCACACCCGCATCAAATATCCTGATCCTGGTGCGGCCTATACCGTCGAGGGGACCTATCGCGATGTCTCCGGCGTTTCCCCCGGATCATGGACCAGCATGTCGGAGTGGAGAGCATCGAGCGGCGCGTCCCACGCTTATACCTCAAACGATCTGACGGGCGTCGATATCGAGTTTCGTCACAGGATCTTCAATGCGGAAGACGATGGGTCGAACTGGTCAACCGTGACCGCCTTCACGCCGGCAGTCATCAACACCACGCCGGGAACGCCGGGGCTCTCCGTTGTGAATGTTCCGGCGAGCGGCGAGGTGGCGGCCCATGCCGATCTCACCATCACCGCTCCGGATGATCTTCATATCTCCTACCTGTTCCTGCAGTGGTCAGGGACCGGCGTCGAGACCGAGGACGATGAAGCGATCATCACGAACCCCGGCGCCGTTTTCACCCGAACAATCACCCTGGCAGCGCCTGGCGTGAGCGAGAAGACGGCGAATTTCAGTGTCATTGCGTGCACCACTGACGGGACGGCCGGGACGGCCGCCACCTACACAATAACGATCCCGGCCGCCTGAGGCCGCAACCCCCTCAAAAATCCTCAAACAGGCACGGCGCTACGGCCGCCCGGTCTCCGGGCGATCGCGCTCGCCTATGCCTCAAAGGGCGTCGATATGGCTAACATCATCCTGACCCGCACCGCAGCCGAAGTTGTTCCGTCGAAGAACCCGGATCACTTCGAAACGTGGATGCGCGAGATGGAGTTGTCGATGATCTCGATCTTCGGCCTCTCCCTCGGAACGTGGAACGCGGCGACGAACACGCCGACGATCACGTCTGGCTCCGGTTCGACAGGCTCTTACTATATCGTCGGTGTCTACGGCACCACGACGATTGACGGCACTTCGGAATGGTTCCCCGGCGACATCATCCTGTTCCGTGGATCGACATGGGTCCGCATCGCTGCCCTGACCAATCCACTCGTCGCGGACACGGTGGAAACCGCACACATTCAGGACGGCGCTGTCACGCTGTCCAAGATGGCAACTCTCGCCGCCGGGATGATCCTCGGGCGCGCATCTGGAGCCGGAACCGGAGCGGTTACTCCCCTCCCGAATACCGATGTCCGAACGATTGTCGGGACTGGCGTTACCCGCAACCGCTTTCCGAATGCGCGGTTCCTCGTCGCCACAGCGCTGTCGCCCGCCACGAAATACGATGCGACCGGGGCGGCTATGGGGTCCGTGTCGATCTCGTCCTATACGACCAGCTCGAATACCTGCGTTTGCAGCACGTCCGACACGTCGAATGTCATTCTCGGCGGCATCATCTCGTTCAACGCGCCAGCGGACGACTTGCTGCGTCTCGGTGCGGCGATGCGGGTGCAGGCGGTTGTCGCCAATACCTCTTTCACCGTGACGCTCCCCTTCAATGCCGCGCCGTCTTCTTCTGCCGCCTGCACGGCTCAAATGATGGAGGCGGGCGGTTCGGCGTCCTCGGGCACCGGCTACGGTTTCGACGGACACACCAAATCAACAACGCTGGAATGCTGGCGCGACGACTGGGCCGCAAACGTGCGGAACGGGTCCAAATATGCGTGCGGCCTGAAAAAGGGGTCCAGTTCGGCGGAGTATTACTATCACTCCATCCCAGCGGCAGAACTCTATGCCTATATGGGCAAGACCATCTCCATCGGCGGCTATGTCAAGTGCCCGTCCGGCGCGACGTGGCGCGTGTTTGTGAACGATGACGTTGACAGCATCCGCTATGGTTCGACCGTCAGCACCACCGGATATTCGTGGTCCGAGACGTCCGTCACGATCTCATCGGGCATCACCTATCTGCATATCGGGTTCGAGTTGGTGGGCACGTCCGGCGACGTGTTCTATCTCTCGGAACCGGTCTTCGGTGTCGGGGACTATATCGGCGCCTTCGCGCATGAGCCGCAAATCACGCCGGAATATTTTGTCCCGATTGTGAAGATGTCCCCTCCGGTGTGGATCAATGCCGGGTTCTCGTTCCCGTCCAGTGCTGATGCGGGCGGCACCTACTCATTCCTGTTCGATGTCTACGCCGAAACCAATGGCGTTCTAGCCCCCGAGGTCAAGGCGATCAACATCACCATCGAGGGTGTGAACGGGAATGCGGTTGTGACCGGGACCGGCGGCAATGCGATTGCCACGCGCGATGTCGTTTCCCCGCCGATCAAATACGGCCCGATCATGTTCCAGCAGGTCATCAACGTGAAGACGGCGTGCTCCGGCATCATGACGCTGGCTTCGGACGGAACAGGCCGCATCTACGGCAACGCCTCCGATGGCTGGGGCAACGTCTCCATGGATATCAACGGCATTCTGGTGTGAGGCTCGCCATGAAAAACGAATTCACGAAGGCCCTTCCGCCCGTCCTCACGCATGAGGGCGGCTATGTGAACCATCCGAAAGACCCCGGAGGCCCGACGAACAAGGGCATCACGCAACGGGTCTACGATGCCTATCGCCAGCGGAAAGGTCTTGATCCACGCACGGTTAAGTTGATCGAGCAGACCGAGGTCGAGGCGATCTACAAGGCCGAGTATTGGGACAAGGTGCGAGGCGATGACATGCCGCCCGGCGTCGGCTACGTCCTGTTCGATTATGCCGTGAACTCGGGGCCGTCTCGCGCGATCAGGGCCCTGCAGGCTGCGCTTGGCGTCACGGCCGATGGAACCATTGGCGATATGACGATGGACGCCCTCGAAACGCATGGAGACCATGACGCGCTGATCGCGGACATCTGCGCTCGTCGTCTCGCTTTCATGCGCCGCCTCTCGACATGGAGCACGTTCGGAAAGGGCTGGTCGCGCCGTGTCGCGGACGTGCAGGCGCGCGGGCAAGCTTGGGCCATGGGTTCGGTTGGGCCGAAGGTGGAGTATATCCCCGGCGCCGAACGCAAGGCCCGCGATACCGAGGCAACGGGTAGGCCCGGAACTGGTGCCGCCGATGCCGTGACGGGCGCCGGGGTTGCAGGCGGGACTGGCGCTGGCGCGATCGACCAGGCCAAGGATGCGTTGCAGCCGCTTGCTGAGAGCAATCCCTTCATCGGCAAGGTGTTTGCCGTGCTGGTCACGATTTCCGCCGCGCTGGTCATCGGCGGGCTTGCGTGGCGGTTCTGGCAGCAGCGGAAGCAGAAAGCCTACGACCGCGATATGACGGCGCTGGAGGCCGATCCGGCATGATGGCAGTTATCTTGGCGCTTCGCGCATTTGCCCGCCTCATCCCATGGCAGGCGTGGGCGCTGGCGGGCGTTCTCGCTTTCGCTGGCGTCTGGCACTGGAAAGAGGTCCGCGCCGCTGTAGCGGCTTCCTATGCGGCCCTCGTCAAGAAATCCGATGAACAGGGCGCGGCGGCGGATGCCGGGTCTATCACCGTCAACGAATGTTACGCCAAGGGCGAGCCGTGGCGCTGGAACCGGGAGGGCCGGAAATGCGAAAAGAACTGAGCATCGCATTCGTGTGCTTGCTGTTGCTGCCTGCCGGTCAGTGCCAGACCGCGAGTGTCAATGTGAAGCCATGCGGCGTCATCACGGACGATCTCAAGGACGTGCAGGGCAAGACGCGCGAGGATGATCGGCGCATCTCGGTTCACCATGAGCGCGGCCGCGCGGCAGGGTGCTGGTGAGATGACCGGCGAGATGCTGACCATTATCTTTGGGGGCGTCGGGTCAGCGGCCACCGGCATCGGCTTTGCCGTTCGCTATGTCGTGAACAGGTTCGACAGCCGGATTGCCGCACTTGAGGAAAGCATGAAGCGTGCCGATGCGCGCGAGAAGGTGCTGTATCGTCGGATCACAGACCTCGAACATACGATGCTGAAATCCGATCTTGACCTTCCTCAAACGCCGGGATGGCCGCTGTGAACCGCGCGAGGACAGTCGGGATGCTGATCGGAAACCTTACCATCGCCTTCGGGATTATGGTCATGGCCGGGACGGCTTCATCCGTCATCATGCCCTATATCGAGGGGCGCTTCTGGCCCGTGGTGGTGGAGACGGCGATAACAAGCGTCGAGCCGAAGGGCGTAGGGTCAACCATTCGTGGATCATCGAGGAAGGTCCGCGACTGCGTTTACCAGCGGATGCAGTGGAAGCTTGAAGGCCCCTTCAACGGCATCGGCGTGAACAGCTACGAGCGCGAGGCCGTGAAGCAGCGCGGCGGCGGCATTTTCGAGTTCGGTCCATGGGACGTTCAAGCCGGACCGCACGACTTCAGCCGCTACATCAAGGGGTATGTCTGGCATCAGTGCCCGAACCGCCCATGGGAGACGCGCACCCTGTTCTGGGAGGCTTATCCATGAAGGCAATCATCGCTCTCCTGATGCTCACCATCCCTGTCGCCGCGCATGACGGTTATGAGCGCTACCGGAACCCAGTGACGGGTATCTCGTGCTGCAATAATCAGGACTGCCGACCGATGCCAGCGGATGAGGTTGAAGCGCGGTTGCGCGAGATCAAAGGCGGCGTAACGGTCGATGGCGTGTTCGTCGAGGATGCTCAGATTCAGGAAGGCCCTGACGGTCGCTGGCATATCTGCGAAACGAAGCAGCGCTATCTGTTCTGTGTGCTGCGACCGCGCCCGAGTTTCTGA